TAAGTGTGTGCCTAAGTCCGATCTTAAGATCTCCAGCATATTAGGTATAGCTGATTGGAAACCTCGCTTTATAAACGGTCTAGCAGGCTGCTGTGCTGTGCCGTACTCTAAGGCTTCTGTGGCAGGTCTGTAGTCGCCATTCTCATCGTAATACTTGACACCAACATCCACATAGCCAAAAGCTAGCGTATTCTCGTTGAGATACTTCCTCTTTTTGTCTTTGCCGGAAGCTACCTTCGCGCCTACTCTGACCGTTGTCTTTAACCTACCGGTGTCCATAGGAGCACTTGCTTTTATGACATCCTTAGCAGGTACAACGGCTTTCCTAAGTGCAGGCACCAATGATCTTTTTGCAGCAGTCGAGCCAAACTCTTGCTGTAGCTCAAGCAGCATACTCTCGAACTCTTTAAGACCTTTGACCTCAAACTCCACTGGTCACAATCCGCTTAAAGATCTGATCGTTGAGCTTTAGGACGTAGTCCACGACCTCATCAGGTGTCATGCAGTCAGCATGATTAGCTGCGATCTGATGACATAGAGCAATGTTGATGAGACGCTGTTGCGGGTACCCAAACCAGTTCTTAGCACCGGTCTGGGCCTGCGTAATGAGATAGCTCAGTAAATCGTCACTCGCTCGCTGCATATTGCCTCATTATATTTAGGCAGACAGCTTCAGCGGCTTCGGCTTCCTGTAAGGCGGCATCCACCTCTTGTAGGGTGAAGGGATGACCTTTAGCGTAAAGATGAAGGTCGACATAGGTTGCCTTCATGCCTTCAAGGAAATCAAGGAGTGCTGTTTGACCAACCATAAAGGTTTCCTCTCGGATGAATGGTGAATGTAACTTGAGCTTCAGCGCCGGGAGCGGGATCAATCGTCCACTGGCTTACGCGACCGTTGAAAGCGTAACAGACTACGTTTGTGCCGTCGGTTGCGGAGATGACAAACGTGCGATCAATCGTGCCGTTGTAAGCATCAGCGCGAAGCAAAAGAAGAACCGAGTCCGAAGGATTCCACGCTGCCACGCAAGTCATGCTTGTAGGTGCAGACTGAACGGGGATCTTGTCAGATTGACGCGAGCCAGCAACCGAGAAGTTAGCAACCGCATCGTCCTGACCAAATGCAGGGATTGCTTCGACAGGAACAAGGTTTCCAATAACTGCAATCGGTGAAACACTTGCATAAACGTTGATTGTCGAGCTAGTCAACGGTGTTGGATTTGCACCCGGCTGGCAATACAGCGAGGCTGAAAAGCCGGGTAAAACTTTATTAGGAAGAGCCATTTTTCACCTCACGCAGGAATGTCTAAAGTGCAATCAAGAAATATTTGATGTAATTTGCTATCGTTATCGTATGTGTTGAAGAGCCAGTCAACATCGACCTTCGACACAAAAAAGAGACCACCAAAAGTGCCTTGATACCCGTGTAAGGCATCCACAATCTGCTGCGCCTTACTGAAACAATTTGCCATCAACTGAGCAAACACCGTAATCTGACAAACCGGTCTGTCTATACCCTTCACCGACTGTGGCCCTGTGTAAACCGGCTGATGAACGTCTCTGAGCTGCCACGTTACGAAGGTCGGTTCGCTTGCAAAGTTTCGGTTGAACACTGCATAAACCGGTGTCGGCGTACAAACCGTGACCAGTTGGGCTTGTATCGCTTGTGCATAAACGACTGTGCTATTTTGCCCCATATCAGACTGCCACGCTAGGTTCGTTTCGATAACACATGAGCGAGACCCACTGTCTGTCATCGTGCTCAAAGACCTCTGCGATTCGCCAGCTATTTCCCCGAAACGTAATCGAGTAATCCTCTTGATTATCCGAGATCGTCCGCATGTTGGGCGTGTAGTTCACAATAAAGTCCATCATGTTGTCGTACTGCCTGAACTTCTCTAACGTGCGAATCCGATTGTGAACCGACTTAGTCTTTGCTCGCGTCTTGAACCACAGCGTCTCTACCGTCGTTTGTTCACCCAAATTAGTGACCGTAAACGACAGGTTGTTAATGCTTATCTCATCGACGCGTAAGACCATTTTTAGCTCACATTACGAGTGATTTGTATGGTCTGAGCAATTGGTCAATCGCCCACGGCATTTGTTTATGCTGCTCTGCCGAAATAGCCGAGCGATTATTGTAAAAGTGCGTCAATAACATAAGACCCGCTTGTTTGACAACGGGATACTGACCGATTACCGAGCCCTGTAGGGTGTACTGGCAAAGCATCGGCGCAGTCATGTAAGTGTTGATGTTGTTGGGAACCTCAAACAAAACAACTTTGTTCCCGGTGGGATCGTAGTAGTAGTTTGAGCTTGTAATCGTCGTGAGTGTCGGCGGATTCAAGTCGGTGTAATACTTCACCCAATTGATTGTCACGCCATTTTGCGAGACTTCGGGGAGATCAAGGCTCACGGGTGCAGCCATAAGCCCTGAGATCATGTAAGAGGCCTGATAAGTCACATTGAAGATCGGGATACCTAAGTAGTCCTCAATCGCCATCCGTGTAGCGAGTTCTAACTGACTTAGGTAATCGTCCTGCGACTCATCCTGAAACAAATTCAACTGGTTGGTTATTTCCTCAAACGTCAGCCATTGAGTCACCGGATCACGGGTGCTCTGAATGACCTTCGAGTAGTTGAACGGGTTTCTGGAACCCGCTCCGAAGTTACCTTGCAGTTGGGATGGCATCTTAGGTTCCGATCAAACGTACACCGGCAGTTACATCACGAACGGTTGAGACCATCCGCTTCTCAGCATAGATCGTAATCGTTCCCGGCTGGGTCTGCTCCATTCTCTGAAGCGTCATCTCCGAGTGATCGACGATCCACATAAACCGAGGCCAATTCGCAAGATAGATTGGAGAAGCGCCAGCGGCGGGAGCGTCTAAGTAAGGATTCGCAATCACCGGCCACCCCATAATATTTACACCGGGGCCTTCGTCCTTTTCGCCCGTCTCGACAAGCGCGTAAGAATTACCGCCGTGAGCGTATTCCCTCAGCGTTGCAATAGCTGTCGGGTGCATCATCCACGCAGTTCCCGGCATCCTCCAGAACTGACCGGGAAGAGCGCTAGCAACGTCTACGAGGCTTTCCCACTCAATACCACCTGAGTGCGTATAACCCACGGTATTAAGCGTGTGTATACCTGCTGTAATGGCCGTTCCTGACGTTCCATAAGCAGCGGATGATCCAGCAGTACCAGCGTACATCTTCAAGCCTCTAAGGCCGTTTGTAGCGCCTGTGGAGGTCGTTGTTGATCCTGCCTGATCGTTATTGATTGCCATCGACGCGGCTTCGATCTGGCTGAATTCCATCGCAAGATCTTCAACAAGAGCCGCATCCAATCCATTGATGTCATCCATCGCCGCTGCACGAATTGGCATCTGAGCGGAGATAACACGCATCGGAAGCTGCCAGATGGATGTGGCGATATTGGGTGAGCCTGAGTTGGCGTTAACCGTGTAGCCCCACGGGTTTGTGGAGTTAGCAGCGTTACCTGTTTTGACAACAAACTGAATGTCCGAGTCTGCCGTCATTGTCTGATTTGCATAAACCCGAAATGGGTTCCAGTAACGAAGCGATGCAAACACATCCTCGTTATAAACGCGACCACCAACCCCGCTGCCTGAGCCGGTTAGGGCTGAGGCTTCCGCGAGGTTGACAGTGCTTTTGCCCTCGTGGAGAGCCTTTTTCAAGCCTTCCAAAATAACCTGTTTCATAGTCTCTCCAAAAGGGAGAGGGCTTTCGCCCTCTTTTATCAAGCAGCCGTACCAGTCGAACGATAACGAACGCCAGCGTTAGGATCGCGCACCGAAGTGGCTGCACGAGTCTCGCCATAGAATGTTATAGATCCCGGAACTGTCTGGTCGTATCTCCTGAGAACCATCGAGAGACGCATGACGATGGTGTGGAACTGCTGCCAATCCGCAAAGTACATTGGATAATAGCTGGTAGTTCCTGCTGCGCCGGTGGTGGGCTGGCTGGGGTTGTCAACATACTTGTTGACTGCAACCTTGAAGCCGAGCAACTCACCAACGATGCCATCGGTACGTGACAGACCGTCAACATAGATCGGACGGCCTTGCAGATCGACTAACCCACGGATGCCTTGAAGCAGAATCGGGTTGATCATGAACGCTGCACTGGGAGTCCAATATTGCTGGGGCAGGCTATAAATAAAGTTCACTACATCTTTATAGTTCACATTATTTGCCGCGACCGTGTTGGCGTTAGTTGTGAGCTGGTCGTAGGTAGCAAGGCTATGCAGACCGTTGGTCGTTGCAGTTCCCGAAGTACCGAAAGCAGCTGTCGAGCAAGAGCCACCCGTGTAAGTTGCATTAGCGCCAGCGTACTGATCCAAACCGCGCAGACCGTCAGCGCCACCCGTCGTTACCGAGGTTCCGGTTCCCGACTGATCGTTGTTCTGGATCATCGAGGTTGCCATAGCCTGCTGGAACTCCATCAACATATCGTCAACAACGTTAGCCTCTAAGCCGTCGATGTCATCAAGTGCTGCGGTACGGATGGGGAACTGAGCGTTCAAGTCTTTAAGGATCACCTGCCAAATGCTCGTGGCTTCAGTTGTGGGTGCGCCGTTGTTCTGAACGGTGTAGCCCCACTGAGCACCTGCATTGCCGGTCTTGACGCGGAACTGATAAGCCGAGCCGTCAGTTGCAACAATGCGCGACAGATCCATCAAGGGATTTCCGAGACGCTTTGCAGCGAACACGGGATCGTAAGCTGTACGGCCACCAACGTCGTAGCCTGAACCCGTAAGAGCCGAGGCTTCCTTGATGTACGCTTCGCACTGATCCACAGATTCAAAGATCTTGACTTCGCGCTCGATGTTGTTACCGGCCTTCATGTACTCCTTAAGAACGTCCTTGAAGCGACGATTTGCTTCGCCACGGACGGTCTTATGGATAGGACGGATGATCGAAGGAGCGGCAACTTTTGCCTCTAATGCGGCAATCTTTGCTTCGGTTTCGGTTTTAAGAGCCTCGACAGCCTCAGCAACTTTTACTTCGACGGCCTGAGCGGTTTCTGCCAATTTGGCAGCGCTAGATGCTTCGATTGCATCCAGTTTTTCAATGACTTTTTCCAACATTTTGAAATCTCCTAACGGGTTGAAATAGCTTTCAGCAACTCGCGGTATTCGAGCGCCTTCAGCAACTCCGCCGCATCAGACTCACTCTGAGTGGCAGTTTGTTGATCGCCTACAGCATCACGCTGTTCCAAAATGGCTTTCAACACACCGGACGCGGCGGTCGCATCCCGGCGAGATAGGCCTGCATCACGCAAAGCCTTCTCAATCGTTCTCGGATTGGGTTTTGAGCCCATCCAATACTCAAGCCTGCTGATCTCAGCCTTTGGGTTATTAGGCTGCATCACGATAGAAACCTCGGCTAGGCCACCTTTGACGATCTGAAAGAAACCATCGTCCTTACCTGTAGGATCGCCATTCTCATCCACCATTTGATACTCATCTGCGTAAGCACCCACAGAAACGCCGCCAACCATTCTCGGGCTTTCCTTCATGATCGTGTACAGATCGGAGCCAGCAGTGGTGTTCAGGAAGATCTTTCCTGTGCCGGTCATGCCTTCTTCGGTAATGTCGAACTTTGACCATTCGCCGACAGGCATCATGTCGGAAGAGTGCTGGAAGTACATCGGAAGTGGCCTTCCTTCGTCCATCCACATCTCGTGCCACGCCTCAAAAGCCTCGGGCGTGTAAAAGAACCGACGACCGTCAGCGCCTTCTCTTGCGCCCCACGTCGTAAGTGTGGCTTCGATTTCACCCGTAGGTCCTGAAGCCTCGTCGGCTTTACGGCCTAATTCGACCTTAGCCTCGTAGAAAAAGGTGATTTGCTTAGCCATTGATCGGTTCCTTTTTAACCATTCCATCTACCAACTTAGGCTTTGGCTTCCTCTTATCTGCCGCCGCCTTAAGTTTCTCTAACAGTTCCTTAAGCATTTCCGGCTCTGCCTGTTTTACCCACCACTTTAAGGTTTCCACCACCGCCAGTGTCTTGCGGAGAGCTACCGGGGAGAGCGCTATCGCCACCAGCGGCAAGCAACAGATCATCAGCACCATCGAGAGAATTAAGTCCCAAATATTCGCGGGCCTCATTCTGCGTAAGAATCCCATTCTTAACTCCTGCAACGACATAATTCATTTGATCCAGCGGAGCGCCCTTCAGGAAGTCTTGTGTCTGAAACTGAACGTGTAAATTCGGATAGCCTTTTAGTAGCGACAATTTTAACCGTTGCTCAACGTTCGTAATGAACGGCATCATCGTTGATTTGTAGAACTCATCTAGCATCGTCTGGGTGTTGTTGTACTTAGACTCGCCGACTCCGATCATCGCGGGAGGTACACCAAACAATCCACAGATACGCGTCATTGTTTGTTTCTTAAGCTCTCTAGCATCAACATCTTGAAGCGTGAGAGGCTTGATTGCTTCGTAGGTCA